CACTGCGCTGACATACGTCAACGTCGGACTCGGCCCGATCTACGGCGCGTGGCGGCTCACGCCGTCAGACCGCGGTGCGCTCGGGACCGGTGTCTACGCGCTCGCGGACAGCATCGGCACGGACTACAACCTCACGACGTACATCGATGGCGGCATCATCCAGCGCGGACTTCTGGCTGGCCCCAACAAGGTCGCGTCGATCTGCTCTGCGCTCAGCGGCCAGCGCATCGACCAGTTCCTAGCGTCTGACACGCTCGGGCGCTCCCTGCCGCAGATGAGCAAGCACTACCGCGCCGCGATCATGCAGGCCGGTGGCCGCTGGTTCCTCAACCAGACCGGCGTCAACGACCGGGAGGGGCTGGGAGTCGCCGGATCGGGCTACACGTACGGCACCCCGGCGACGTTTGCGGAAATGAAGGCGCGGATTCAAGCGCTCGCTGCGATGGCGCACCAGCGCGGCATGAAGTTCGCGCAGCAGACGCTGACGCCGCTGTCGACTGGCGCCTGGTACACGCGGGCGGTGCAGACGGCGGGTGCCACGAAGACCGTCGCCAACCAGACGGACGACTGGATCCGCGCGTTCGGCGACGCTGGCGAGATCGACCTGTGCATCGAAGTCGCCGATCTCGTGTCGAGCGCGCGCAACTCCCACGTATGGGACACCGCGGCCGAGGGCACCGGCACGACGGTGTCGGGTACGAACACGATCACGGGTGTCGCGACGACGTACAAGGCGTTCGCGGTCGGTCAGAAGCTCAAGGGTGCCGCCGGGCTCGGGTTGCCCGCCACCTGCACGATCACGGACATCACCGGGACCACGATCACGTTCTCGGGCGGCAACGCGTCGGCGAGCGGGTCCGGGGCTTTCGGCGCGCCCTACACGCTCGACGGCATCCACCCTGACTACAACAACTCGATCGTGACCGCCGCCGCCGCTTGGCAGACCGCAACCGCCGCGCTCATCTAAGGAGATTCCGATGGCATCGAAGACCTGCGGAGCGACGATCACGACGGGCGACGGCGAGGATCGCGCGTGCGCCCTGCCGCCCGATCACGACGGGCCGATCCACACGGACGCGACCGGCCATTCGTGGGGCGACATCAACCTGCCTTTGCCACTGCGGGACCCGCTCAGCGTCGCCGAGTAGCGACGGCTCCTTTGCGTCGGAAGCAACCGCCCCCACGCGTAACCTCTACAACGTGACCGACCTCGAAACCTTCCGCCTTCTGTTGGACGACGCGACGGGCGCCCTGTTCGATGACGCGGCTGTCGCGTCATGGCTCGCGCTGTACGCCTCAGACGTGCGTTTGGCGGTCGCAGGAGCCGCCGACGTGCTCGCTCTGCGCTTCGCGCCGGGGATCCGGAAGTTCACGACGGACGGTCAGACGTTCGAGCGCGGCAGCCGCTCAGCGGGCTACGAAGCGCTGGCGAAGCGGATGCGCGAAGCAGTCGACAGCGAAGACCTCGGCGTGACGACGGCGTACATCACGCGCATCGACGGCAACTCCAACGACATCTCTGCGGAGGACACGGGCGCAGAGTTGCTCGACGGGACGGGCCGCACCGCGTGGCGCTTCGCGAACGTGCTGGGCGACACGGATGGCGTGCCGGAGTGACCGTCGACACCGCAGCGCTCACGGCAGCCGAGCTCGCGGACGCGCGTGCGACGCTGCTGGAGTCGCTGCCGGATCTCGCGACGATCCGTCATCGCACAAGCACCCCATCGGGCGGAGGAGGCCAGACCTGGGCGTTCCCCGATTCGCACGTCGTGCCCTGCCGTCTCTCCCCGATCGCGGGAGGCGAGGACACCGGCAGCATCCAGACCGGACCGAAGAAGATCAGCGACTTGACGACGCACATGCTCACGATCCCGCACGACACAGTGATCGCGCACGAGGACCGCGTCGTCGTCAACGGCGACACGTACGAGGTCACGTATGTTCGGCGCCGGCCAACATGGGAAGTGTCGCGGCGCGTCGAACTGCGCGAGGTCGCGTGATGCCGGCGACGCTGACGAGCAACCTCGGCAAGCGGACCGCGCGAGCGGACAAGCGCGCGGGCATCGTCGTGCGCAAGACGGCGCTGGACATTCAGGCGGGCGCGGCCGTGCGCTCGAGGTTCCGGACGGGAGACATGAAGCGCGGGTGGGCGACGGAAGTGCTCGGCCCGCACGCGGCGAAGGTCTACAACCCGATCGACTACACGATCTACAACGAGCGCGGCACCTTCCATCCGGCCCGCACGTACAAGACGACGCGGGTCGGGCCGCTCGTCGTGCATCACGTCAGCCGGGCCTACCGGATCGAGGCTCAGCCGATGCTCGCCCCGGCCGTGCAGGATGCTCGACCGAACTTCTATCGGGCGATGCGACAGGTGTACGGGTGAGCCCGTACGTCGATCCGCTCCGCTCCGCCCTGCACACCTACCTGACGGCGGATACGACGCTGATGGCGCTCGTGTCGGCCGTTCATCATCAAGAGGCACCCCAGGACGCTGCACCGCCACCGTACGCGCTGTTCGAGCGTGTCGCCGGCATCGCGGACTGGACGTTCTCCGGACCGGCGATGGCGGACGCTCGCTGGCTGTTCGAGGGTGTCTGCATGGGCGGCGACTCCGGTCCCGCCGAAGCCATCGCGGCCCGGCTGGACACGCTGCTGAACGGTGCTCCGATCACGGTGTCAGACCGGCGGGTGCTGTATCTCCGTCAGGTCAGCGTGGTTGACTACCCGAGACGAGACGGCGCAGACCGCTACTACCACGTCGGCGCGATCTACCGCGTCGTCACTCAACCGAACTGAGAGGCCCCTGAATGGCGACGCTGGCGACGCAGAGCATCACGAGAGCGGGAGCGGCCGTAACCCCGGTCGCGGCAGCGGGCGGCGGCGACAAGTTCACGCCGGGACCGAACACCTACCTGCGACTCGTCAACGGCAGCGGCAGCTCGATCACCGCGACCGTCGTGACGCAGGGCACGGATCCGGCGACGGGCAACGCCATCGCGGACAACCCGATCGTGATCGCGGCCGGAGCGACACGCGAGGCCGGGCCCTGGCCGTACCCCGCCTACGCTGCCCCGGCGGACGGGCTCGCGGTCATCACCTATTCGGACGTGACGACGCTGACCGTCGCGGCCTACGGTTCGGCATGAGCAAGCCCAAGCACTACACGTCCGACGACCTCGCCACGGCAAGCCGGTCGAAGCTGGAGATCATCGCGGAGTGCCGTGGCGTCGATCCGGAAGGCACGGGCTCAGACGGCTACGTCACGATGGACGATCTGCGCGACGCGATCACGGCCGATCAGGACCGCACCGGCGTCAACCCCGCTCTCGTGGGCGCTCCGCCGACGAGCGAGCGCGTCACGTTCGTCGTCACGGGCGGCGCCCCGGTGTACGGCTACGTCGCGGGCCAGTCGTTCTCAGCGAACGTCCCGGGCGACATGACCCAGGGGCAGGCGGGCGCGCTCGTCGAGAGCGGAGCTGCCGCGCTCGCACCCGACGACGACGAGCCGGCGCCCCCGATTCCGCCGCCCGCAGAGGACCCGTCCATCGACATCATCGAAGACCCCGCAGGGCAGGAGCCCTCGGACGAATCCAACACCGAGGAGAGCTGACCCATGGCCGGCGAGGTACTGATCGATTGCGTAGGGACGATCAACGGCGTGAACCTGAGCGTCTACATGTCTCAAGTCGAAGTGACCGGGATCAACCGGGAGGACAAGGACGTGACCGGCTTCGGCGGGTCCGGCATGAAGGAGCACGCGTCGGGCCTGAACGACCCCGGGATGAAGTTCACGTTTCACAACAAGTTCGGGACGGGGCTCGTCGAGGCGACGCTGTGGCCGCTCGCGCTCGCCGGCACCGCCGTCGTGTGCGTCGTCCATCCGCATGTCGGCGCGGTGTCGATCGACAACCCGTACTACACGATGACCGGGATCCTGCTCGGCTTCACCCCGCTCTCCGGTTCGCCGGGTGACGTGACCGACACCGAAGCCACGTTCGTGAACGCCGCTTCGACGGGTGTCGTTCGGACGATCGCATGAGCGACGCGGTCACGACGGACATCTCGACGCTGCCCCCGATGCCGAACGGCACCGGGGACCCGAAGAGCATCGCCGCGAGCGACGGCGAGGTCGTCGACGCGCCGCCCCGCTCCAAGGACTCGTGGCTCAACGGGGCGGGGGATCTGCGCGAGGTCGACATTCCCGTCGCCTCGGTCGGCGACACCGTCACCGTCCGCGGCTTGTCGGCGGGTCAACTCGCGTTCATTCAGGACCGCTGTCGCAAGCTCGTCGGCGACCGCCTGGAGGTCGACACCGTCAAGATGGCGGCGATGAAGTTCGCTGAGGGCGTCATCGACCCGAAGTTCTCGGAGGTCGAGGCGAACATGATCTCGCACAAGTGGGGTCCGGCGTTCGATCTCGTCGTGTCGGAGATCGACCATCTGACCCGGGCGACGCCGGAGGACATCGAGGCCGCCAAGGCGCGGTTTCGTCCGCGAAGGTAGAGGCAAGGGTGCGCCCGGCTTCACGTACGAATCGTGTGCCGGGCCACGCTCGCACGGCTGGCAGCCACCCCGTCGTTGGGTGCTCATGCTGGCCCGCGAGTACGGGATGACCGCAGCCGAGCTCGGCGCGCGGATGAGCGCCGCCGAACTCGCGGAGAACTGGGCGCTGGACATCGTCCGCGCCGACGAGCGCGCGAAAGCCGACAAGGAAGCACGGAAGGGGTGAGACGGGATGGACGATGACGCCGTGCTGTCCATCCTGATCGAGGCACGCGGGATCCGTGAGGCGAACCGCGACATCATGACGGTCGACCACTCGCTCAAAGAGGCGAAGCGGACCGCGGACGAAGCGACGGCAGCGGTCGCGAGGTTCGGCCGCCAGCGCGCGCAGGCCCAGGTGTCCGTCGACTCGTCGGGCGTGCATCGCGAAGTCGAGCGCGCGTCGCGAGAGGTCCAGCAGTTCGGCCGGCTCCGCGAGACGGCGAAGGTCAAGGTCGACATCGACCGAGGGAACATCGACGCGGCGACCGCCGGGATCGGTGCGGCAGGCTCGGCGGCGAGTTTCACGGCGCGAGGGTTCAGCGGCCTGCAGGTCGCCGGGCTCGCGCTCGGCGTAGCCCTGCTCGCCGTCGCCGGCCCTGCGGGCGCGGTCACGGCCGCGCTCGCCCCGCTCGTCGGCCTCCTGCCGGCAGCGGGTGCTGGCGCGCTCGCGGGCGCGCAAGGGTTCGGCGTATTCAAGCTCGCGACGATGGGCGTGCTCGACGCACTCAAGGAACAGACCGCTGCACGGGTCACGAGCGGCGCTGGAGCGCTCCGGTCGGCCGGGCAGGAGCAATCCGCCGCGCGAGCCATCCAATCAGC